ATCGTTAACGCTGTTATTTGCCGCATACCATCCCGATGGAAACGTGGAAAAGTTCTTCGTCACCTTCATGAGCACCACGCTCTCGGTGGTCATCAAGCCGGGATAGAAGTCAAAGGCGGAATTGGTCAGCGGGTGGGTCGTGCCGTTGCCGCTACCGGGCGTCCCAGGGTGGAAATACCGCAACGCTGGAAACTCGCCGCTGCTGCCCTCAAAACTCCACACGGCTGGGCGCGAGGTCGGCGTCACGAACTCCTCGTCACGCACGACGCCGTATTCCAGCACTACCTCGACGTGATAGGGCGAACCCTCGAATCCTTCGTTGATCCAAAACTTCCGCAGCTTCCACGCCGCAAGCCGTGGGTGCGGCTCACCGAAAATCGCAGAGGACGCGATCACCCCCGTGGTCGTGTTGAAGACGGCGGCCAGGATTTCCAGTTCCGTCGCCGGGTCGTTTTGAAGCGTGCCGTCGGCGAGAACGCAGACAAGCCGACGCTTGACGATGGCGGGCTTGCCGACCTCACGCTCGAACGTCTGCGCCAGTTCTTTCGTCGATACAACGCTCATGCGTCACCCCATTCTCGCCGCGCCGACAATCGCCACGGGCTGGTTGAAGTAGTTGGCCGAGGCACCCGTGATGCCCGCCGCGATAGCGTTCAGGAGCCGCGTCTGCAACCGGGCCTCAATCAGCGCCGGGTCTTGGGCCTGGGCCGCCACGTCCTGCACCAACGCCTGCCCCTCGGCGGTGCGAATGTCGGCGACGTTCACAGTCGCGTTCGTCGGCCGCGTCAGTGCCTCCATCCGGCGGGCCTGCTCCTCGGCGACGCGGGCGCTCTGGGCCAAGGCGGCGTTGGCCCCGGCGTAGGCGTTCTGGAAGCCTTGCAGGAAGGCGTCGTTTTGGCGGGCGATGAGCGATTGGAACTGCTGGGCGGCGCTGCTGCCCTGCTGCAACTGCTGGGCCTGCTGGCGGTTGGCCTGCACGCGGCCGTCCACGATGCCCTGTTCGATGCGGCGGGCTTGCTCTAGCTGCCGGATTCGCTCGCTGCTGGCCCGCGCGTCACGGATGTTGCCTTTTCCACGCTGCTCTTCGTTCTTCCGCTTTTCCTCTTCGAGCTTCGCCTCTATCGCCGTGACGTTGAGGGCGGCCTGCTTCTTGCGTTCCTCCAACTGCGCGGCGGCCTCCATCTCGGCCTGCTGCCGGTCGTCGAGCGTGGTCCGCAGGAAGTCCTCGACCCGCTGGGCCGCCGCCTGACGCTCGTTCGCCACCACCTGCTCTGCCTGAATCCGCTGCTGGAAAAACTCCTGCTGGCGGGCAATCTCGGCGTCGAAGGCTTCCTTCGTGAGCAGGCCGTCCTTGGCGAGATCCTGGGCGGCGGCCACGCCTGCGGCGAGATCCTGCGCCGCCTTGCTGCCGACCTGGCCAAACTCACCGGCCTTCTCAATCGCTTGCTGCACGGCCTGGTCGGCACCGTCGAACGCCTGCTGGAAGCCCTGGCCGAAGCCCTGCTCCAGTGCCTGCTGCTGCTCCTTAAGGTTGTCGCGGAGTTCTGTGAGCCGCCCGAGGCGGGCCTGGGCGTCGGCGTCGGTCGCCTGCCGCACGACCTCGATCTTTCGCTCGACGGCGGCGAGATCGTCTTCCAGCTTGCTGGAGGCGTCGCTGGTCTTGAGCAGGCTTTCAATCCGCTTGTCGTCGGCCGTGGCTTGCTGTGCGGCGGCATCGATTGCCTCCCGCCGTGTGGCAAGTTCCTTGTCGAGTTCGGCGTTCAGGTTTGCCATAAACCCGTTCATGATCTTGATCTGGTCGGCCGTCAGCCCGCCTTCCTCGGTCATCTTCTGGAAGGTGTCGAGCGTTTCTGTGGACTGACGCAAGAACTCCGAGCCGCCGTCGGTCGCAGTAGCGAGAAACTTCTGGAGCCGCTCCTCGGTCGTATCAAGGTTCGTGGCCACCTTGATCTCTGGGGCCTGGCTCGCCTGCACCTGCTCGCGGAACGACTGAACGTAGGCCGTTGCGGCACCTTGCCCACGCGCGGCCGCAGAGGTCTCGCCCTCGCCCAGGCCCACGGCGTTCAGCCCGGCCTGAAACGAGTTGGCTCCGGCTTCGAGAAACTCTTTCTGGTTCTGGGCCATTGCGGCCGACGCCTCGTTTGCGAGGTCGGCCCCAACCTGAGCGAGATCGTCAGACACCCACGCGCCGACCTCTTCGAGCAGTTTGCCGATGGCCAGCATGATGCCATTGCCGACCATCTCGAAAAGGTTGAACACCTGCCGCAGCGATTCAGTCAGGGCCGTGAAGGTGTTGGCCACGAACTCAAACACCGCACTGGCTTCGGTGATCGACGTGGTAAAACCGCCGAAATTGCCCACGAACTGGTCGAACACGCCCGCAAAAATCTCGGCCCCACGCAAGAGCACGTCCGTGATCGCGTTGGCGATCCCGGTGCCGCCTTCACCCTGAAGGCTCCACTCCTCCACGAATCGCAAGAACTGGTTCGTCACGTCCGTGACGGCCGGAGCCAGGTTGCCAACGACCTGCCCGATGATGCCTTGAATGGTGGCCCCCACCAAATCAAAGGCATCATTCATTTCAGCAATATTGCTTACCTGCACCTCGCTAACGATGATGCCGAGCCGGTTAGCCCTTTCAGTAAGTTCGTCAATGCTGGCCGCCCCTTCGCGGAAGAGCGGAGCCAAGGCGAGACCTTGCTTGCCGAAGACGGCAACAGCCGCCGCAGCGCGATCCGCTGCGGTCGGAAGCACGGAGATGGCGTCGCCGATCGCGGCGAACTGCCGCTCTGGCGACAGCGTGCGCAGCTCCGCCACGCTCAGATTTATGCCTTTTAGCGACTTGTCCAGCGCATCGCCGGGGGCCGCCTTGCCGATGTTAACCGCCAGCGCCTGCGCGGCCTTTGCAAATGAAGCCGTGTCAACGCCAGCCATTTTCGCAGCCAGCGAATACGCCTGGAGCGATTCCACGTTGACGCCGGTGCGCGCGGACAAGTCATTGAGCGAGTCAATCGCCGAACTGACCGGGCCAGCGATTGACGTAATTGTGCTTCCGACTTGCGTAAAAGTTGAGGCAATGGCCTGGCCGACATCAACAAGAACACGGCCAACCTCTATCGTTGCCAAGAAAGACGTGTTGTCGGCGAGCTTCTCAACGCTTGCCGATGTCTTGTCTGCTTCGGCAGAAAACTTTTGCAGGCTTTGCTGGTTCTGCTCGACGATCTTCTGAAGCAGTTGCAGTGCCTTGTCGGCGTCGGACAGCCCCTTGGTCATGCCAGAGGCGTTCGCCGTCATCTGCATGCCAACGCCGATTACTGTCGCCATTGCTCACCCGCTGTTGAAAATCTGCTGCAACTGCTTGATCTGATCCACCATCTGCTGCTGATGCTGCGGTGGTTTTTCGATTGGCACGAAGTCTTCCGCACGCGGTGCCTTGCCCTTGGCGGAATACGGGGCGAGCACCGCGCTCGCCAGCAATCCCGTCTCCCGCCACGAATCCGGCAACGCCTCGAAATACCTCGTATAGGCCAACCACTCCGCGAACTCGACGGCCGACATGCGCCGTTCGAGCTCGCCCACCGTCATCTTCAAATGCCCCGCCAAACGAAACAGAAACCTGCGCGTCGGGCGGATGCTTAGTTTTTTGCCAGTTCCTCCACGTCCTTCTCGGTGATCGCGTTGTGGGCGGCGGCCTTGTCGAACAACCGGCTCACCACCTTTGCGCTCTTCGCCGCCAACTTCTCGATCTGCTCGTCGTTGAACAGTCGCTGGCCAGCCTGGTCGCACAGGCAGCGGGCGAGAAACTTGGCGCGGAAGTTGTCCACGCCGACTTCCTTCTTCCCGACCCATTCCTTCTGGTAGGCGTCGAGCTCGCCCACGGTCATCACGCGGATGTAGACCTCTCCGCCCCACTCCTTCACGTTCACCTTCAGAAGGCCAAGGTCGTCCGCTGCCAGGATCTGCTCTGCCGTCAGTGCCATGCGTGTGTCCTCATTCGGGCGTGATTTTGAACGTCACCGCATACCGTGCGATGTCGTTTACTCGGCCCGAGAGTTGCACCCGCTCGCAGACGGCTTTCGTGGAGAAGGTCAGCCCACCACCCGAGATGGTGAGCGTGTCCTTCTTGCCGTATTGGGCCAGCGAGACGTTGGCAGTGCTCAGGCACGAAATATCTATAGTGCCTGCGTCAAACGTCCATGTGCTGGCCCGCGCGAGCGGCAGGCTGCCGCCCGCGTTGACCTTGATCTCCACGACCTCGCCGAAGTTCGTGGAGTTCCACGAAGCCGTAACGCCCGCGCACTCGGTTGCCATGACGGGCCTCCGTCACGGACTAGCGGGCAACCCGGAACGTAACCTGACCACGGACGGCATCATTCGTAGCAAGCGTCAGCGTCGAGGACGACACGGTGGCCGCCTTGCTAATCAAGGCACTGCCGCCAACCGTCAGCACCAGCGTGCCGGTGCTGGCATCAGCGATGATGCTCGTGCCGAGGTAGTCCACAACAACCTCTCGGCCCGTGTCGGTCGCCGAGCCTTTGAGCGGGCGCTGGATGGTGCTGATGGCATTGCCGGTGGTGAGGCCCAAGTGCGACACGTCAATGGTGTCATCGGCGGACGGATCCGTGTTGCTCACGACGATGCTCGTGACGGTGAACGTT